TGCCGCATCATCCAATACAAGGCTGGGATCAAAACTCGCACCGCCCGAAAAATCAATTTCTGCCCTAAATGTTGCTGCTGGCATTATCTACCTAAATTTGTTAATTGAGTTACCGCACCTGCTCTGTTTAAATTATATAAAGCATCTTGAATTACTGATTGCAATTCACCTTCTGATATAACTGAGCCAGCCACATTAACATTTACAGTAGTGCCAAATGAACCCATTCTATCTAATGGAATAACGGCCTCTGCACCGGCTTCACCAATCAATGCATTTGTTGGTCTTGTAACAATTCCACCCTCTGCTAACGGCACGCGGCGTAAACCTGTAAGCGGATCAATATCCGGATTTGCTGCAAAATAAGCATCTGCCTGGGCTTGTAATCTAATAGATGAAGCCGCCAAACCTGATGCTGCCCCCTTTTCAATGCCCCTTGAAATAAATTCTTTTTCTAGGCTTTTTTTAATTTGATCATATTTATCAGGTGAAACACTAGGTGGTTGCGTTGGTGGTTGCGTTGGTAATCCAGGTGTTGTAACTTGACTTAACAATGCCAACATTTTTCTTATTTCATCATTTGCAGAAAACAATTTAAGTATGTACATTTCAACGCCTGTTGTGGTCATACCCCATTTTTTGGCAAGTTCATCTATTTCACCTGTTGTAATTTTGCCATCTTCAATTACTTTTAAAACATCAGCGTATTTTTGCGCTTGATTAACTGCGGCTTCTGTACCTTCTGCAAGTTTTTGCAATATCTTTACACGCGCTTCATCCTCGGCAGATAATTTACGGCTCAAAGCAACTTGCAAATTGATTGCATCAAGATCAAACATGGCTTGCAATTCGGCTTTCTTTTTATCTAAAGCCTGTTGCGATAATTTTTCTTTGGTTATTTGTTTTTGTTTGTTTAGGGCATCAGCCGCCATTTTGTCTAATCGTGCTTGTAATTTTGCTAATTTTTCGGCTAGGGCTTTTTGTTCGGCTGTTTGCTCAACAGTATTTTTCATGTTTTCACTAATGGTTTTGCCTTCTTCGGCTAAACCTCTAAAACCTTCAATCCACCCGCCAACCACAGGAATACTTTTGGCTTGAAATAAAAATCTTAGAAAAGCATTACCTTCAATTTTTTTAGATAACCCATCAAATGCGCCAGTAATTTTTGATATTTTATCGGCCAATGCAACTACAATGTAACCACCATTTAATCCTAATGATTCAAGTTTTGCGCCAAAATAATCAGAAGCATTACCACCATCAATAAGAATTTGACTTGCAAGTATAAAACCTTCACCTAAACTTGTTTGTGCCGCACCAGCACTAATCTTTAAATTATCTAATTGACCACCAAATGTTTCAGCCGCTCTTTTAGCCGAGCCACCAAATTTTAAAGTTAAATAATCTGTAATTTCTGCCAATCCTATTTCTTTGGCAGTTACCGCATCAAATCCTAAACCTAGTGCGCCCAATGCTTTAAAATTGCCCCGACTTGCTTTACCTAACGCATCTGATACCTGGTTTAAATCAAGACCTGCGGCTACGCTAGTATCTAAAGCAATAGTAAATAAATCTTGTGCTTTAGTTAAATCAGCAGTTTGTATAATTAATCCATTAATTGCGGGCGTTAATATATCTTTAGTGATGTTTGATGCTTTTTCTATATTACTTATAAAAGCATTTACACTAGGCAATTGGTCTAATTGATTTATTGATCTTAAAGATTGTTCAACTGATTTATCTAATCTTTCCTGGGCTAACGCCGCTTGTATAGAGTTTTTTGCAAATATGGCTAAGCCAGCCGCCGCCGCGATTGCACCGGCTTTGGCAAAAGATTTTAATTTAAAGGTGCTTGTTGCAACTACTTTATCAAAACCTTGTAATTCTTTAGTGGCGCGTTCTAATCCTTTTTTATCAAATTTGGTTAAGAAGTTAATCGCCACATATTGACTTAATGCCATGATTAACCCCTAAATTCTTTGCCTAGATATTTTTTAAGCACACCGTATAGATTATCATTTACTTGCCCGCCCAATTGTTGTGATGCGCGGTAAATCAATCTTTTTTCTTTATATGCGCTTGAATTAGCCGTACCATTCAGTTTGCCAATAAAAGATTCACTAGCGTTTGGGTTTCGGCTTACGCGCCTTGTTCGGCCTCTTGATCTTGATGAACCAAAGCCTGCCAATTCATAAATTATACCCGGTACTGATTTATTTATCACGGCTAAAGCGGTTACTGAAAATGTTGCGCCTTTTACTCTTTGTACCTTTGTTTTGGCACTACTTAATTTAATGCCAGCAACTACTTCTGATTGCGACCATTTCCAACGGCTTCTTTTATTTTCGCCAATTGTTCTACCCCTATGCGCTTTATCATTAGCCCATCCCCATGCCGGTGGATATGAAGGCTCAACATCTCGCCAGCCTGGAAATGGTGAATGTGGCACAAAACTTTGCGCTAATTTTGCAACTGGTCTTACCGATTTATTTAATTCTCTTTTAAATTCTTTTTGTAAATCGGCATCCATTTTTTTCATTTTATCCATTAAATTATCTAGGTTTTCAACATAGATTGCTTTTAATGCTCTATCCGGCAATATCATTATTTACGCCTAACTGTTGCCTTCTTATTGTTGTAATGCCGTTCTTGCAAAATGGCTTTTATAGCCGCATAAATCGCTGGATCAACTTCTAATAAATCTTTAGGGCTGATACCGGTTGCAACCGCCACAGATGCGACTTCATAAATTTGTCCGTGACGGTCTATCCATTTTTTGAATCATACAGTAAATCAATATCTGAATACTGATTAATGTACTCATCACCAAATAATAATTCAGTTTTACCGGCATCTTTTTCTAAACGCCAGGCAAACCACCACAGGTCTGATTCCATTTGTAGTTCCCCTAGACGCTTACGCCAGCCTGTTTTAAATTCGGCTTCAAATGCCACCTTTGCGGATGGCGTAAGATCATAGGTTAATTTCTTACCATCTTTTTTAACAATCTCAATTTTGTGCATTGTCCCACCTCTCCTTTATTACGCGCTTGTTGATTTTGTTAATGCAGTTACCGGAAGCGAAACGCTGACAGATGCTACGCTATCAATTGCACCGTTAATTGGTGTCCATGATGAAACTAAGCATGACATTGTATAACTTGGGTTTGTTGCTGAAACTGTACCTGCAACTGGTATCAATTTGATATTCAGTTTAGTACCTAATGCATCCTCAAATAATGAGTTTACTGATGCTGCCGCAAAATCATTGTACACTTCTAGTGATAGTGTAGGTCTTTCAACACCACCTATCATATTCTGTACATTATCTGACATGGCTGTAATTTCAACCTGGTCAATTTCGCGTGCAAGACTTACAGTGCTGACATGATCGCTGATAGTTGTAGTACCTACAATCACGGCAACTTTGTTACCCATAAATATGGCCATATTTTTCCTTTCGTTACTAACCTATCAACTCAACCGCATATTGATAACTTAGGTAGTCAATATTAGCGGAAGTAATTGTGCCAGGGCTTGCAGACACAACCCTGAGCGTTTGTACAGCACCGCTTAATGTTTTATCAGCCTCAATTGCGGTTTTAATTGAAGTTGAACCGGATGAAGCAAGTAGCCCATCCAATCTCTCTTGTCCATTTCTTTCACTCATTCTACCAACCACAACAATAATTTGGCAGGTTGCAGAATCAAATCCTCTATTTAATGTAAAATCATAATTCATACTTAATTGGCCAACAATTGCAAAAGCATTATTTGTTGGGATGTTTGTAGAATCCGGGACATAATCAAAAACACGCAAACCGGTTATTGCTTGCAATGCAGTTTTTAAATTATCTCTAACCGTGCTTGGGGTCATGCAATAACTTCTTTTTTGTATGCCCTAACCATTGCTGTTACATCTCTACCAATTGGTGACATTCTGACAACGCCCAAATCACCTAATCCTAATATTCCACCGGGCGCATCTTTACGCTTGTATAGATCGGCTGTAAGAATCAAACAAGCCATATTTATATCATCCGGCACTGACGGCCATCCCCATCTTGCAGTTACTTGTACGCCTGGGCGCAAACCATTTTGGGTCAGCCCTGGAAATATTGGCCAGGTTTCGGTATTAGATACCATTGTTAATTGAGTAAAAGGCCGGCCTAAAGATGCTGCGGTTAATGGGTCTAAAATATAATCTTGATTTAAAGTTAAAGTTTTTGTATAAGTACCATTGCCATTTATATCTAAGGCAACAGACAAATTAGATGTAGTACCAATATCATCAACATAAACAAAAATATCTGAGTACGCACGGTAAAGCCGTGCGGATGCGGTGGCATCTAAATAAAATCTACGGTTAGCCATTCGGTCAATTGACCTTGATGCCGATTCAATCAAATCTTCTAACAGGTCATTGTCAGTATTATCTGATATAGACATGTAATTTTTAATTTGAGTTAATGTTGCATATCCATTTGTTATAGCCATGATCGGTATCCAAATCCTGTACTGCCCTGGGACATTAGACAAACTCCATTCATTAAATACCGATCATAGTTAGAATCCAGGCCACT